ACTTCAGACCCTGATCGACGCGGTTGTTGGCCGCACCGAGCTGGTCCTCAGTCTTCGGAATGAAGTTCGCCAGGAGACCCTGGGTGTTGGTCGTCGGGTTCGCATCGGCCGCGAACAGCTCCAACTTCGTGATCGACGCGATGTTGATCAGTGCCATCCCGATGTCCTCCCAGGACTGGAACGAGATGTAGTTCGCGATCTTGTCGATGTAGAACTTGGGGTTGTTCAGAACGTAGAACTTGCCCAAGAAATCCGGCGACGTGAACGCGTAGAGGTTGCCGGGCCGCAGGATGTCGGTCTTGACCGTCCTGACGTACCGGTACCCGAGGAGGGTGTTGTACTTGTAGCCGTCGACCGTCGTCTCACTCTGGAGACGATCGCCGAAGTCCTCGACCGTCCACTGCAGAAGGTCAGTCCAGTCACCCTCGGTGATCAGGAACATGTCGGTCCGCAGACGACGGGTGTTCAGCAGCTTGGCCAGGTTCGACAGGTCGGGACGCTGCAGGGGGCGAACCACCGCATCGGCCGTCAGCGAATTCCGGGCAAGCTCACCCTTGATGATCGAGAACTCGATGACCGAGCTGGCCTGCACCGTGATGCTGGATAGCGACGTCGCCACCCCACCATTGGCCTCGGTCTGAAGCGCCTGGACTGCACCCTCCGCGTGGATGATGAACTCCCGGTCTTCGATCTCCTGGATGTCCTTGACGACGTTCTCCTCGATCACCTTGGTGATGGGCATGTCGTAGGCCAGGAGCTCCTGCTCGTTCTTCTGGTACATCTCGGAAGAGATCGTCACGAAGCCGATCTCAGCCTTGGGTGCCCGGATGAAGTTCGCGGTCGGTTGACCACGGAAGCTCATGACCATGGCCCGGCTCTTGGGCTCCACGTTCACGATCTTGACGAGCGTGTCGTGGTTCACCGAGACCTGGCAGTCGGCTCGAGTCACCTGCTGGGGTGGGAGGACCTTCCGGCAGAACGCCACCTCGCGGAGGCGGTCTCTGACGTAGGACCCGCCGTACTCGGCGAGCTTCTCTTTGCCTTCGTTCGAGCTCAACCGATGGGTGAAAAGCTCGTTCATCATTGCGGCGGGGGCGCTCATGTTCTTGTTCCTTTCTCTTCACCCGTTAGGGATCAGAGCCTTCCCTTGCCGCCCATGATCCGCAGCTTCCCACCATTGGCGGCAGGGAGCCTCGTCACGTAGCCGGCGATCGGTGCTGTGTCAGCGGCGCCACCATGGCCGACGAGGCCAGAGTAGTTGCGGGCGCCAAGCGTGATCGTCGCAACCTTGACCGGCTGCCACTGGGTCGTGATGGCAGCGCCACCTCCAACCACAACGGTTGCGTCGAAGATGCGGGTGTCAGCCTCCCAGTCACCCATGATGATGAGGGGAACCTTACGTTCCGCCATCGCCTGGACGTCCGTTCGACCACGCTCTGCAAAGAGCGGGAAGCTCATGACCGTCGCTGGATTGCCGGGGGTGGCAACAGCGCTGGCTCGGATGGCCTTGTCGGATGCGTCGGTCGTCATCCACTCGCCGTCGACCAAGGCGACGGCATTGAGGGGGTTGGCGAGAGTCGGATCTGCCAGGGCCTTGTCACGGATTTGAGTCTGCAGCAGGTTGCTGAAGGGCTCGAAATTGATTCGCTGAACAGTGCTCATGTTGGGTTTCCTCCTGACAGTCTCGCGTCAGCCGATGGCGCCGAAGATGTACCGCTCGAGATCGGTACCACCTGAAGCGACCTTTGTATCGTCGTGGTTGAGAGTGGCGGTATTGAGACCCATGTTAGGAGCCATCATATCCACAGCACGCTGGATAATGGGAAGCTCCCCTGCCTCTGCAGACTTCTCGAGATCATCAGAAAGTTCGCCGAAACTCTTGTCGAGGTTCACGCCCTTGCTGTGCATGTTCGCCGCAACCTTCTCGGCATCGCGACGACGTTCCATCTGCGCAACCTTGTTGAAGGCTGCATCACGCTCGGCAGTGACCGAACGAAGCGCGTCCTGCGCATCGTGAAGGATCTGAGCGACCTTAGTGCTGCTGATCTTTTCCATGTTCATCCTACACAGAGGGCTGCGTGAAAGCCGGGCCCGAAATGGTTGACTGACGCGCCGGCGGAGGAGGCGGTGTTCCAGCGGTACCCATGTTGGAGGTCTTCAACTTCCTGGACTCGGTGGAGTCAGCCGCAAGCTTCGAGAGAAGAGCTCGAGCCGCCGCGATCTTGACGACATCGTTGCGAGACGACGTCTTGACCCCTGCCTTGCCAGAGTTGGCCCAGACTTGATCAAGAACCGGGTCCTTCATGACCGGCGAGTTGAAGACCCTGCGGGCATCTTCGTGTGGGTCACGCTTCGCCTCACGCTTGGTGTAGTTGATGGCAGCCATGTTGCTTTCGATCAACCGCTCCTGCGCCGACACATCACTGGGCTGTGAAGGAACTGCTTCACCCGACGCGGTGCCCGAGGCAACGGGACCACCGGTACGACCCGCCTGGATCTTGGCCGGGTTCAGTGCATCTTCCGCGGCCTTGACCTGCCCGAACACCTCGCGAATGTACTGGGCGTTGGCCGGGGCCAGGTGCGCCACCTGATCGACGATGTTGCCCGCATGCTTCGCCTGATAGGCGGCCTTCTTCTCGCGATCCGTCTTGGTGAGTAGCCCACCGAGCGGGTTGTATGCGTTGGACCCGCCCGCATGTTCACGCGCAACATAAGCGTGATGCCGTGCGTTCAGACGATCGCCGAGGTTCCTAGCAGGGTGTCCCAGCATGGAACCGAGAACCGGACTTTCCTTGTCGTAGCTCTCGCGAGCCGCTCTGGTGTCCTCGTGCTTGGTCTGGACTGCCTTGGCCTGGGCGGCGTCGAACTTGTGACCCGCATCGGTCACAGAAAAGCCGACCTTGCTGAGACGATCGAGGTTGGCGGCAGCAAGAGCACCGGCGGTCTTGCCGTTCATCGGATCAGCAGGCTGCTCCGGATGACGCATCGATTCGTTCGTCCCCATGGCGTTGGTCGGCGCCGTCTTCGTTGCGCCCGACTCCATGGGGGCACCGGCCTGATCCCTGCCCCCCGTCTGACCAGGCTGCGACGGGTTCTTGCTGCTAATGACCTCCGCCTGCATGACGTGGAGATGGCCAGGACCCTCACCTGCGCCAACACCAGCGGTGCTGCCGCCTGAGAACTCGATCGCCGCACCCTTCTCGATCTGGTCGGCAACGTAGCCGAGTGCGTCGGCCAGCTTGTTGATCAGGTCGGTCGGAAGCGACTGACCCTCGTACTCAGCCGAGGCCGTCTTAACTTCACCACCGTACTGGTGGATGGCCTCGTTGGTGATGTCAACGCGGCTGATGGCGCCAGCCATCGCGGCCTTGACCATGTCTTGAATCGTGGGACGGGGCGTGGTGTTCATCCTGGCCTCAGATAGCTTGGGCAGAAAATCGAGACCGCCGGGCGCCGTGTTCTTTTGAGCCGACGCCCCGGCCTCTGGTGTTTGAGGTGTACCCGTATTGACCCGCGAGTACGTCTGTCGGGACTGCATGCCCCTGGGCCCTGTCTGCCCCGGTGGCGGCTTGTTCGAGATGGACGGAGCCGGGATGGACTCGGCTGCCGCAGCATCGACCGCCGGATCGGGCGATGCCGATCCAACCGTGCTTGCTTGCTTCAACATGCGAGTCCATCCCAGGTTCCGATCTTTCTCGTTCAGGCCCACTCGACGGGGTAGCCGGCTGCCTCGAGGAACTCGAGGGAGCGAATCTCCACCGCCGTGTTGACATCGCCGTAGGGGGCCGACGCGATCTTCTCAGATTCGCCGAGACCCAGGGTCACGACAGCGGCGAGACGGTCACCAGCCTCGTCCATGTCCCAACCGGCCTCCGCCACCTTCTCGACAGCCATGTCGAGCGCCAGCTGGTCGATGGCAGACGCGTTCTTGTTGTGATGGTGGATGGCCGCTGCCGTACCACCAGCCGCCAGTGCCCCACCGTACAGGGCACCCGTCTGTATCGCT